GCGTTTCTTTGCTTGTTCAGATAAATTTTTTAAAAGAATATGATAGCCATGATCAGAGTCTACTAGGATTGTATTAAATCCAGCTTCGGCCGCAGTTCCAGCTAACCATGTTTTGCGCGTTTTTGGTGAGCCATAGAAAAGCTGCCGCAATAAAGGCGGATTCTTTTCTAAGTCAGAAATTTTATCTAGTAGTATTGGCATTAGGATTCCTTTTTTGTTTTAGAAGCATACGAAAATGGAATGAATTTAGAAATAATCATTCGTATATTATGAAGTCTTACATATGGATCAGTTACTTGATGATTCAATACTGCATGGATTTCTCTTATTGCAGTATTCATACGATTGAATTCTTCTTCAAAAATGGTTTGTTCTTTTTCTTGTGGTCGATCATGAACAAAAACTTTATAAAAAGCAGTCAGAATTTTTTCTATATTAAATTTGTTTTCTTTTAATAACTCGTATAATTCATTTTCAAAATCTGAAATTTTCTCAGTTAATGAGAGACTAGCAGTTTGTTTTTCTTCCTGATATTTTTTATCAGCTTCCATATCTTCTATGTGAACTTTTAGAAGTTCATTATACTTCCAACATTTTTCAGCATCACGTGCACCGCCATCATTATTTTTAAAATTCAAACGGCAAGAATATTTAATTACGTTGCCAAGAAAATAACCTTTCAATTGTTCTGGTGTTAATTTTGCGCGAATTACTGAAATGACTTCAATTCCACCTGCATCATAATAATTAGCTTTCTCGTCTAGAGCCATGATATCGATTCCTTATCCAAGGTTGATTGTTATTTCTTAATAAAGTGAAGTCATAAATGTATGGAGCTTTGTTAATACAAATTGATCCAGTGAATCCATGTTTTCGTTTTATCGTAGTCAGCAAATCTTTTAAAGCTGCATTTAATTCTTTTCTTGAAAGAACATCTTCAAACCATTTGCCGCCTTCATATAAAGTAAAATAAATTTTCATAATTATAATAACTTTATAATATTTGAATATCTATACTTCGGAGCTTCTGGTAACAAAGGAAAGCCCATATATTTACATTGCATATCAATCATTGGCCATTTGCTTGTCATATTATTTGGGTCTATGCCATATAAAGATGCAATAGAAACAAATAATTGCTGGTAATTACAACGAGGGTCATCATCACCTTCATAAACAATTGGATTTCCAATTTCATAAATCTCGTAAGTTCTCATTGCATTTAAATAATAAAACATTAAAGCATGAGATTCCAACGCCCAATCCAAATGACCTTTTGGATGAATAAAATCTTCGAAAATTATAAGTTCAATTTCGAAATGTTCTGGTACGTAGTTAACTAATGGCGGCATTTTTTCAGGCATTAAAAATCTCCCGATGCATAGTGAATAGATTCTTTATCACGTTGTTTGATATAAAGTTTATTGTTTTTTCGATCAATTATTAAATCTTCAAAATATAATGCACCTTCACGGGCATTTCCATTTCTAGATTTAAATTCTATTTCAATCTAAAAATTCTTGTAATAACATTATACAATCTCCAAGTCTAGAACAATATCTGGTTCAAAAGGTTTATCATCTGGTTTGTTTAATGATGATAGCATTAATTTTATAGTTTTCATTTTGCGCGACTGGCATAATTCAAAAAATTTGCAAGTCCTATTGAAAGAAACACACGCTCCCGATCTTCTAGGCCACCATTTTGTATCGATGTAGGTTTTAATATTCATTAATTCCATCCATAAATCTCTTGACCACTCTTCCACATCTTGTAGAGATTTATCAAATTGGAGCACAAAAGTTTTTGCCTCCATAATATCTACTTTAGAAATTAAATATTCTACATGCAGATTTTCAAAATTCCGTCCCAATGCGCGTGCCAATACAAGAGCATATGGTAAACATTGAGGAGAATATTTATAAACTGGAGTGAAATCTGCTAAATTCCATGTAGTATTTTTTAAATCTAATACGAAATATGAATTTTCTAAACGATTGTAAAAAACAAAATCTATATAGCCGCGATATTTAACAGGCATTAAACCTTCTATGCCATGTTTTACATTTATTAAAAAAGCAACTTCAATTGCAGGTTTGCCATTAATTTCTGCAATTTCTAATTCTGTATGTTCTTCCAAATAATTAATTGTAGAAATCAAAGAAGCATAGCAAGCTTCCAATGACCATTTCCATACAGGATTATCGCATAAATGAATAGGGTAAAGAAGCATTAATTTCAGAATAGCTAATTCCTTTGAGCCGGTTTTTATGAATTCGCCAACGGCTTCGTGCAAAGCATTTCCACCGTCGCCCGGTAAGGATTCGCCTTTTAAATTAAAACCATATAATTTAGTGAATTCTAAAATGCGCGGGCAAGATTCATAAGCCGACATAGTTGAATGAGAAATTAATAACTCATCAACTGGGTAAGAATCTTCTTGCGAAAGATGAATTGGAGAATTCATTTAGAATTCCTGATTATTTCAATAGTTATAGTTGCAGGGTAGTCAAAAACATTTATTTTTATTTTTGTATTTAATTCATCGCGACCTTCTGATAATAATTGTTTATACATAGAATATTTTTCTACAAATTCTTCAACGGAATTGAATTTTTCAATTTCAGAAATTTCATCTGGTGTTTCATATGTATATTTAACTGTGGTTTTCATTTTTAATATTCTCCAGCTTGCGCATATACTTCATCTATAGTACCAAGCCATTCGCCAACAAAAACTTCGTATTTTCCATTATCATAAACTACAATTTCTGCTGCCATTAATTCGTTATTCCATTGAATCGTATCATAACCTTTTCCGTTTTGATCACCAAACATGAAAGCTTCACAAACCAAAGGATGACTAATAACATCTTGACAGTCCCAATAGTGTTTTTGTTCAATGAGTTCTACAGTTATTTCATAAATTTTCATAATTAAAAACTCAAATTAGCAAGATCATCTAGAACAGCAGAAACTTTTTGTTCTTTTGCCTTTCGTTTCTCACCTTTTTCAGTTTTAGCTTTCACGATAAACCCATATGATCTGCGAAGTCCATTTGTCAAAACGCCAACAGCTTCTGGTTTTAAAATATCAGCCAAAAACGCATGTTCTTTTATGAATTTTAAACATCTAGCCACATTTGTTGGAACCTGTTCACCAGTTGCTAATGAAAGATCATCTAGCATAGAAGAAAATAAATCAGTTATTTCTTGCGTTGAATGCTCTGGTTGTTCTTCAAAAACAAATTTCTCCACGTCTGTTAGAGTGGGATTTTTGAATTGTTCATTTGGATTTGGTGTTTGTTGATGTTGTTCATTAAATGCTGATTCTGATATATCAGATAAATCAAAAGATATTTCATCTAATACATTTCCCAATGAAGCAAAAGGATCAGGATTTTCAGTAACAACAGATTTTAAAACTCCATTACCATCAGGCAATGGTGAAATAATTAATTCATCTGGTTTGTGTGTTTGTTTTTTACTTCCTAGGTTAAGAGAAAATCCCATTGGTTTTTTTGGTTCTTCCTTTACCAATTTACTATCGTGTACAGAATTGCTGTTATTATTACTGATAGTATTAAGGATACTATTTGAATTTTTACCTGCAATTCCGGTTCCAATGGTTTTGGTGTTTTCATTTTTGTTTTTTCCTTTTCCCAACAAATCATTTATAGAAGTCATGGCTAGATATCCTCTTCCATACAAAAAGTGTCCAATAGAGAATCTAATTCAGGAGAAATTTCTTTTTCGATTTGACGTTGTAAAATTATTTCGCAAGTCCGTGTTTTATTATCATGAATAATGGATTTACGTAAAATTTTAAACTGTGTTGGAGTGCGACCTTGTGCAATCGCTTTTCGGCGTAAACGAGAAAGTTCTACGCGCATACAGTGAATAAAATTAGTTGCTACAGTTTTTGTCCCTTTAATTGTAAAGGTGTATAGCAAATCTTCTTTATTCGTTTGTTGTAGGAATTCTATTAAAACAGCTTTTGGCTGTTTACTTTCGAAATTATCAGGATCAAAATCATCCTGTGAAAAAGCATCTTTAATTGTTTCAGAAATTTTATTAGTCATTTAGTGCGGTTCCTTTTTCAAAAGTTCAACCATTATAACACAAAGGTATTAAAATGTCAAGTGTTTTGTTCTAGTTTATTTATTTGTATTTCGTAAAGCAATTAATTCTTTTTCCATTTCTTCCATAGAAAATAGTAAATCATTGATGCGTTTTTTGTGCTGGTTTATTTGTGTTTGTAGATTTTTAGAAAGCAATTTATAATCACGGTAATAAACATATTCTCCAATTTCATGTACTGCCATTCGTGGATTTTTACCACCGGTATTACTCAATTTAAAACGCAAAACTCTTTTGTTTTGTTTGATATTTGTTTTCATATTAGGATTCCTTTTTAATGTATTTAAAAAATGTAAAAGATTCATAGTTTTGATTTACAGCAAAAGCCCAGGTAGCTTTATGAATTTCCCAAGCGTCAATTGTTTTATTATCAAAATTATATTCTTGGTCTATTAAATTATTGTTATATTTATTTAGTTTTAAATATTTTTCAGTAAAGATATTTATAGATTCTGTACAGACATAACAAAATACAGAATTTGTAAATACCTTTTCATAAGAATAGCAAACCACCTTATTACAACATTTACAACGGATTGCAAAAGGTGGCTTGCTGTTTTGTTCTAAATCAAAGTCCATTTATTTTAATATAAAATTTAAAGTAGGTAGTCCTGCTATAATAAATCCAATTACAAAAATTCCAGTTATACTATATATATCATCTTTTCTTTTGTGTTTTAAATTAAAGAAAAGAAATAGAGCGAGTAACATAGTTCCACAACCACTAATAATTAAAAACCAAGATAGTATGAGAAAAAGTTGTGCTGATATCATGATAAATTAACCTCCCATTGCAGTTAACGGAACTGGGTATTTAAAGCCGTTCATTATTTTCCAGACACGATAAACAAAATGTTTGTCCGGCCGATTGGAAGCAGTAAAACCGCAACTAATAAACGATTTTTTAATGGCATTAAAACCTTGTGTTGTATCATAGGTTACGCCATTTATTTGTATTTCGTAAAAAGGTATAGATGTGTTAATTGTCGTGATTTTCTTGGCCATTTAGTTTCTCCTTATGAATGTTTAAATAATTTTCTGCATTTTTAGCCAGAATATTATCTTTGTCGTATTTTCTAATTTCTAGAATCATTTCTTCCATTAGAAAAATTAAAGTTTTAATCATGTCTTTCATTTTTTACCGACCTTTTTTGGTTCACCTAACATTGGCATTGCAGTATCATCTTTTTTACTTAATGCGATGAATCGCTCCGCTTTTTCCTGAATAGTTTTACCTTTTAATAATTGCCTGTTAACAGCATGATTCATACCGCGATGATTTGTTAAAATAACAACTCTTTCTTTTGCGCGTGTTACGGCAGTGTAAAGCCATTCACGCGAAAGCATAATTAAATTCGCAGAATGAATTAATAAAACTACGGTTCTATATTCTGAACCTTGGGATTTATGACAAGTAATTGCATAAGAGTGCATAACTTTTCCATATGCACCAGCCGATGAAAATTCTACTAAATCATCCACGTTTTGAAATTTAACAAACATAGAATGTGAAGCTTGTCTTTCACGTTCGTCTGGATCATCTGTTGAATTTTCTTGATCTGCAATTTCTTCTGCTAAATCTGATAAATCCAGAGTAAAATTTTCCGATGAAAGATCAGTTAAAACCTGATCTGCAATTGCATCACCTTTAAATTTTGGATTTGGGCGAATTTCTTTTACCACTCCAATCATTCCATTGGTTAAACCTAAATCGCGATCATTTGAAGTTATCATTACTTTATCGCCGACTGCGAAAGTTTCATGTTTCCAGCCAGCCGTTATTACAACTGGTGGATTAACTGGAATTCCGTCAATTTCTTTTGTCGGATTAAAGTAACGAACTAGTTTTTCATTAAATGCAATTTGCCCCAATGTTTCTATATTTTGTGGCACAATGAAAGCGTCAATCATCGGATCAAATAAATTGCGTTTATGTAAAGTTTGAATAATTCCTGTTGTATGTTGAAAAGCTTCAAATGCAGAATCAGGAATATCCATAATTAAAAACTTTTTAGGATGTTTAATTGGCTTTTTGCCGTCAATGATTCTGGAAGCATTTTCAATAATGGGATTTTCTTCACCTTTTTGCCGATGAATAGTATTTAAAACAAAAGTCGGCCATTTTGTAATTGCAAAACCTAAAACACTTCTGCCAGTTACAGGGGGCAATTGGTTTAAATCTCCCATTATAATTATTCTGCAATCATCTGGCAAAGCTGCTACCAGTTCATTAAATAAATAAACCGGAACTGAGCCGCCCTCATCTATAACGCATAATTTAAAAGGCAGTTTATTGTTTGCTGTAAACATTGGGCGAAAAACTTTTACTTCGTAAGTTTCTCCCGTTTTTTCGTCTGTTCTTTCTTCCATTACAGGCGAATAACCTAGTGTGGAGTGAATAGTTCCACACAATGGATGATATTCTTTTGGCAATGCGCGTTTTATTTGTTGCACAGCTTTTCCCATAAATGAAACAATACAAACAGCAATGTTTAAATCTTCTGATCCAGTTTGATTATTTTCCATTCTGGCAGAATTCAAATTAATAGTCGGTATATCTTTTATTAATTTGTTTATTAAAGCTTTTGAAGTCGTAGTTTTACCAGTTCCAGCTTTTCCAATTAGACAACCATATTTTTCAAATTCTAAACCTTGAACAGCGGCTAATTGATCACCGTCTAATTGTAAGCCCTCATCCATTAAAGAATCAGGTAGATTTAGATTTATAATTTCCCCTAAATCATCTTTGTGTTCTTCAGCAAGCGCAAAAGATTTTGCTTGCAATTTTTCCTGTTGACGTTCTGCAATTTCAGCTTTGCGTTTTGTAACTCCAGAGCCAAATAATAAATCATGGCCAGAAGTTTTCAATTTAATAGGCGTTGCTGTTTTTGCAGGTTTATTTAATAAATCTGCTAATTTTGACATTTTAGATTTCCTTTTTTAATAAACTGCATTAATATCCATTGGATCAAAACTTGGCGCAATTGGGTCTTGATCTCCAAGTATTTTTCCTGCTTTTGGATTCGGTTCATATAAATTAATTTGCCACATAACGATTTTTGCAATTGGTTCTTTCAACCACTGTTTATCGTAAAATAAAATTTCTGTTATAGTTTCATCTGTATTCATATTGAGACCTTCTTAAAGTTTGAGTTTAAAACCTGTAGTGTTAATTTCTTTCTTTTCTTCAATGATTGGATTTTCTAAACTTTCAATTGTTATTGGTTTTGGCTTCTTTTTACCTAATAAAGATAGATCAATTTTTTCTTTTGGCTTTTGCATTTGTTCAATAGATTTTTTCTTGAATCCCTTGAACTCGCCCTCTAAAGAAAAATTATTTAATAATTCTAGTTCCTCTTTTGGAGAATCAAAAACCGCTAAATCATCTAACAATTCACTATCACCAAATTCATCGATAATGAATTCCTGCAAATCAAGCATAATTGAAACTCGTTTGGGTTGATTCTTAATAGAAGGTTGATTGTGAAAAGCAGATAATCCAGCCAATTCGCGCTTGATAGACTCAATGTCGTTTGAGGTTATCTTATATAAATCTTGCTGTCTGTATATTAATTTTTGGCGAATGTTTTTAAAATGCCGTTGTAATAGGAAAGTTAAATTTTCCTTGATATTATTAATAAAAATGGTTAATGATTCTTTTGTTTCCGTTGCTTCGACAATGTTTTGTGCGGTGAAAAATGTTGTAAACATTGCTTTTGTTGGTTTTGCTAGACCTAGCAATCTTCGCATTAATTCATTCGATTCAATAATTAAATCTAAATACTCACTTTGCAAAATAGATAAATTATTTCTAGCTTTTATTTTATCTTGTAAACGTAGAAATTTATCTTTGTATTCTATGGGAACTGATTCAAATGAAAGGTTTTTACCTTGCGTTTTTGGTAGGGATAAATCAAAGAAGTGACTTGCAGCATAAATGAAATAACCGCTAGAATCTTGAACCATTAATTTGTTCAAGGTTTTATAGTCAGTGCTCATCCACTCTAAAGAATAGTTTGAACTAGATAATTGCATTAAAAGCGAAAGCGTTTTTTCCTTTCCATGTATAGCAAGCATATCAGAAAAACGTTCTAATGAATAAGAATTCAAATACTTGCCAGACTTGAAACAATAGTTTTTGATAAACGGTTTAAAACAATCTTCGTTTGCAACTAACATCGCTTCAGTCATGTTAGGAAATTCTAGAGAATCAATTTTCGCTTCAATTCCTTCCGGTGAAACTGTCAATGTGTTATTTAAAGACTTTTGTAAATTTGGAGCTAACTCACTAAAATTTGTAGCGCTTGAATATCTTTGCAGTTTTTCTGCAAGTTTGCGCTTCATGCTTTTGCGTTTAGATTCTTTTGACATTGGATACTATCCTTTTTTAGTAAAATTAGTTTAATTAGGTTTAATATTATTTAATTTAATTAATACAAATAAATTTAAAATCTCAGAAGTTTTAATTTTACGTTTATTTCCATTTGGGTAAATGATAAATCCCGAAAACGAATCACTCTCGAATTCAAAATAAATATTTAAATCTTTCAAATAATATTTAGTTTTCATATTATTTTTAGCACCTCGGTTTAGTTAATCAAATTAGTATTTCTAGCAACCGCGTATCCTACCACACTTTAAGAACAATGTCAAGCATTATTTTCAACTTTATTTTAGAGCTGACTATTTATAGCTATTTCAAAATTGATGCAAATAAATAACATTCATAACATAACTTTCATAACAATAACCTAACGCTAACATAACAATAACCTAACAATAACAACCAATTTCAGACCGCCCCTAGGTTGTTACTAATAATCCTAATCGATCTCTTTTTCATTCCAATTTATATTTCTTTTTCACATTCTATTTTTAAATCTCTTTTTGAGAGAGCTATTCCAATATACCGTCAAAAAAATTTGTTATTTTGTTCATAGGGTATTATCTATTTGTCCATTTGGGATAGAACTATTATTATTTGGGCTAATCCATTTGGAATATAATTTGGGGACAAATACCAATTAGGAATATTAGTAACAAGGTATGGACGCCCGCCGGGCGGCTGTTACTGTTAGGTTACTGTTACGTTATTGTTATGAAATGTTTGTGATTTTGTTTGTTATTAATTTGTTATTCTTTTGTTATTAATTTGTTATTTAAAATGCTTGTTTAAACAAACAAATAACTTGACAATTCCGTTATTTCTGTTACACTCCTCTATAGTTAAATAGATTTTTTGTTTAACTACTAACTCAAACATTAACTTTTAAATTTAAAAGGAATCAAAATATGAACGCACAAGTTGAAAACGTCACTGAAGAAAAAATTACTCTGCAAGATATTGCACGTCGCAGTTTTTCAGTTGATGAACTAGAGAACGCGCAAAAGTATATCGGTGAAGCTGTTGCAGTTGCGAAAGCTGAGGGAGTAGAGCCGATCTTTAACTTTGATGTAAATGAAAATTTGCCTGAAGGTTATGGACTAGCTGTTATTCCTTTAACTGAACGTGTTGCAGGACAAGGCAATGTAACAAAAGGTTTGTGTATTGCGGCAGTTCCTTCTGTTAATACAATTTTAGCTGATGATTCGGGCGAGAGCTGGGTTGTAAAACAAATCACTGATATTTTGGTACGCAATATTAAATCGGCTGCTATGCCTTCAGACGATGGATCAATAACTTCTATTCCTTTCAAAGTGCAAGATTTTACAACTAGCACAAGATCAAGCGCTTTGGCGGCTTTCAATGCTGTTGCTTCTCTTTATGTAAAAGCACTGAAAGACAAAGGTTTGAAATTCATGTCAAAAGGTTTACTGCGTCAAGTACTTTCAAGCGCTGCTTTTGCAAAACAACAATTTCCACGTATTGGGCAAGATAACTGGTTAGTGGTAATTGGTTCAATGAAAACTCACGCGGCAAAAGAAGGTTTAGATTCTGGTATTTTGTCTCACTGGGAAAATACACGCGATCAAGTCGAAGTATCTACAACTGAAATCGATCTTTCAGATATTGACGGAATGGTCGAATAACTTTTAAATCTACCTGGACGAAAAGCGGAAATTTATAGTTTTACTTTTCCGCTTTTCTTTTTCTAACAACCTTGATTTTTTTAATTTACTGTTCTATGCTTTTATTTTAAACACTAAATTAAAAGGATTAAATATCATGAATCATTTACCGATTGAAGATCAAAAACGCTTTGCTAAACATTTATCACGGAAATTGCCTAATAATCCGTACACATTTGAAGCTTGGCAAGTTTCTGAAATTTTGCGAGTTTATGCTAAATCAGCTTGTCGCAGTAGATCGTATTCAGTTTCTAACCAGCAAGATATGATCGATCTACACTCTGATTTAATATCGCAGTTTTGTAAGGATAATAAAATCTCTATCATTCCCAGCATTGTAAAAAATCAAGCTTGTTAGCTGGGATAGAATAATTTGATGGGGGGTACTAGCCCCCCATTTTTTTTATGGCCACCCCCCGTATAAATAGTGACACTTAAAAATTTCCTAAAAAATTTGAGAAAAAAAATTATGAATCCAGTAAACTTTAAAGAACAAAATGCTGTATTTGCGGAAAACCAACCTGAGTATATTCCGTTGCCAGCGCATATTAAAAATGATTTAGAAGTAACAATAATTTGTTGCTGGCAATTGAGCTGGAAAGAAAGATTTCAAATTTTATTTACTGGAAAAATCTGGCATTCTGTATTAACATTTGGACAACCTTTACAACCTCAGTTATTGGAAATTGATAAACCAAAAATGGAGTAATTCAAAATGCAAAATGAAACTGGAGCATTGACAAAAGAGAAAATGCTAAAGTTAGCGCGCATGGAATTACATGGTGTGCCGCGAAAACAAACTGCTATGGCTATGGCTTTAAGCGAAAGCAGAATAAGTCAAATAATGGAAACCGCTGAATATCAATCTGCGGCAGAAATTATTGCGGCTGAAAATTTTGATAGAAACGAAATGATCAACAAAGGATGGGATGGAATTGAAGCTTTAGGAATTCGCAAAGTTGTTGATTATTTGCAACATGATCCTGATCCAGAATTTGCATTACGCGCTGCAACTTTAGCAAATAAAGCTTCACGGCGTGGCGGATTTTCACAAAATCCAATTGCACAAAATGTTGGAGTTCGAGCTATTATAAATTTAAATGCAAATTTTGTTGAAAAACTACAACAGAATTTTGAAATTACAAAAGACAGAACTTCTGTTTTAGTGGAAAAACAAAAAGATTCTAATTTCCTTGGAGCAAAAGCTGTGCAAGAATTATTGCAAATTAAACCTAAAAAAGAAGATATTGATCTTCTGGCTGGTACGTCATTCTAAATGGGCGCGGAACTCGTACCAGCCCAAATAACTCATACTGAAATCAAGCAAGCTTTACAGCATGATCCTGAGTTTTTTATTCAATTTTTCCTAGGGGAAGAATTAACTTTTCCAGTTCCGGAATTTCACCCGGAAATTTTTGCTTTAATGACAAATCTGGAAATCGACAAATTTGCTTGTGCAATTCCGCGTGACCACGCAAAAACAACTTTGGCGAAATTAGCTTGTGTTTGGTTTTTTCTATTTTCGGATTTTCGTTTCATAATTTATTTATCAAATACAGTTTCTATTGCAATTCCTTCTGTAAATGACGTAATTGCATTTATGCAGTGTGATAATTTTAAAGCTGTATTTGGTGAAATTAGATTAGAAATAAATCAAGATGGAAAAGGTATTTATAAGTTCTGGCTTGGTGATAAACTTTGTATTCTAAGAGCTTTTGGTATGGGGCAACAAGTTCGTGGTATAAATATTGATAACCAAAGACCTCAATTAGCAGTCTTAGATGACATTGATGCAGTTCAAAATGAAGTAACAGAAACTTCATTTAAACAAGCTAAAAGATGGTTTTATGGGCCATTCAGAAAAGCTCTTGATAAATTCCATAATAAAATGGTACAAATTGGAAATCTTACTGAAGCACAATCTTTGATTGCGGAAAATTGTCAATCTAGATTTTGGCATTCTCGTGTTTATGGTTGTTTATTGCAAAATGGAGAGCCGCTTTGGAAAGATGCATGGCCAATTCAAAAATTAATTGAAGATTATAATGAATATTTAGAAAATGGCATGGCAGACGTTTGGTTTGCCGAAATGATGAATATGCCTACGGCTGGAGGTCGAGGCGTAATTTTACCAGAGGAAATTTGTTATGCACCAGCAAGACAGCAAGATGATATCAAATACGGATTTATTACAATCGATCTTGCAATTTCAGAACGAACATGGGCCCATAAGACTGTTGTGGCGGTTCACGGATGGGTCGAGGAAGGCGGTATTAATGGCCAATGGCAGGCAGTTGATTATACCGGATTCACTGGAATTGACCCAATTAATTTGTTTTGGGAAGTAATTCGTCTTTGTAAGAAATGGCGTATTAAAACTGTTGGAATTGAATCTGTGGCTTATCAAGCTTCAGTTAAATATGTATTTCAACATGAATGCTTGCGAAATGGAATTGAGTTTAATGAAAATGCGGTGGCTGGACAGCGAGGAATTGCTTTTGTCCAGCTATATGCTATTGGCAGAAAACCTCAAAGAATTATTGCTTGGGCTGCGATGGTAAAAGCAAAAGAATATGCAATTAATTATGGAGATTTCATTTTAACTCAAGAATTAATAACATATAGACCTGATAAAAAAATGAATCAGGACGACTATATTGATGCATATGGTTATGCTCCACAAATGTTACAAAACTTTATGTATTTAATAATGCAAGAATATGATGATGATACACAAACAAGTATAGAAGGTTCATATAAACTTTGTTCTGATTAACTGGAGAATCCATAAGATGGCTTTGAAAATAGGGAAGAAATTCCAAGTAAATGAAAATATCACTTTAACAGAAAAAAATCATACAGATTTGTTAAAGCATGTAAAAGAACGTTTGACTTTTGCAAAAGATTTACACGATCAGCAAGTTGAAAAATTTAGAAAGATTGATCAAGCTGTTTATGGCTATCTTGTTTTAGATGAAGATGATGAAAAACGCAGAAAAGATAATGAAAAAGGTTATGGTGTAAAACCTGTTGACACAATTTTACCTTTAACTTTGACTCAGCTTGATGAAGCTGTAACTTATATAATTGAAGTTGTCTCAACAGATTCTGGTTTATATGGTGCAATAGCTCCAGCTGAAAAGAAAAAAATCGCAGATGGATTTGCTTCATTAATGAATGAACATGCAGATAGATTTAAACATTTGCGTGATATGAATAAATTCCTATTCAATGCAATGAAATACAATTGGGCTGCGTTAAGTCCAAGTTGGAAAATCGTAAAAGGTAATAAAATTGAAAACGCTGTAACTGATACTCCAAATATAAAAGAAAATGTAGTAGTTTATCAGGGAAATGAATTACATTCATTAGACCCATACAATACTTATTATGATGTTTCTGTAAGCCCAATTGATTTGGCCGCTGAAGGTGAATTCTTTGCAGAAGCAGATGTTGTTACACCTTTTAAAGCAAGAAAATTACTTGCAAACGAAGAAATCTATAATGCAAAAGACATTATTGACAAAGGCGGGTATGCAATTAATTGGTATACGGATAAACCAAATATTGATACAAGTTCTGAAAATGCAATTTCTTCGAATTTTCTTCAGCTACTTGGTGGAGATAATACAGAAAGAACTTCAACACAGGCGATAGAAATTGTAAAACTATACATGTGGTTGAATACAAAAGATTACGGAATTTCTAAAGAAGATGAAATGAAAATCTGCCGTTTATCATTGATGAACAATGAAAGAATTGTTCGTTTAGAAATTATGAATAATGCTCATGGCTTATTACCAATTGGCGTAACAATGCCGTGGGAAGATGGTTTTAAAGAAGCAACAAAATCTTATGCACAATTATTAAATCCCTTCCAATTATTTGCTTCCTCGCAAATGAATGTACATCAAAAATCAAATAGAAAAGCTCTTTATGGTGTAACATTCTATAACAAAAATGTTTTAAACTTGGGTGATGAATATGACCCGGTTGCATCAAAAGTGCCTGTAAATGCACAACCAGATTCTGATATTAGAAAAGCAATTCATCAAGTTTTTGATGCACCAAGAACCGAAAACACAATTCGTGATATCAGCACGATTACCGATTTCATGCAAAGAATTCTGCCGACTGATATTTTAAATCAAGTTGCTGGATTGGAAAGAGCAACTCAATATCAATCTGCCGCAACAGTTCAAGGTGCAAATCGCAGAAATTTGAAAATCGCACGCATGATCGATATTCAAGCTTTATCTCATGTTCGACAAATTCAGCTTTTCAATATAATGCAATATCAAGAACAAGTTGAAATCATTTCTCCAGAAGGTGAATTAATCAATATTGTACCTGCAGATTTCAGAGAAACTAAAATTGAATTTGCTGTTTCAGAAGGTTTGCGTGGATTAGATAGACTTTCTATGTCTATAGCAATTCAAGATGTTCTTAATTCAATTCTACAATCTCAACAAGCCAGTTTGCAAATTGATGTTGTAGCTTTAATCAATTATTGGACTTCTTTTATTGGTGACAAAACAGATTTCTCTCAGTTTAAATACAAATCTGAAATGGATAAACTGCCACCAGAACAGCGGGATATGGCTTTTCAAGTATTTCAACAATTTCTTGCTGCACAAGAAGCACAAAAAAACGGCGAAACAACTGTAACTTCAGCTTAAAATTTAATTTTTTAACAAGAGGAGAAACTTCATGCTAGGTTTATTCAGTGTTTTGGGAAATATGTTTGGAACAAAAGAAGCTGGTGCTACTGTTTTACAAAGTGTAACTGATGGAGTTGACAAACTTTGGCACACAGACGAAGAAAAAGCTGAAGAAGCTGCAAAAGCTCGAACGGAAGGATTTGCAGTTTATATGGAATGGTTGAAATCAACTTCTGGTTCCAGAATTGCAAGAAGAGTTATCGCATTTATGGTTACTGGGATTTGGGCATTTGAACATTTAACTTCAGTTTTCTTTGGTTTACTTGGCGTTTTTGCAGATGATCCAAAACAATTTCTTGAAGCCAGTGATATGTTTGCTAGACATGCAAATGAAAACAATGCGCTTGTTGGTGTTGTTTTATTATTTTACTTTGGCGGCCCAGCAGCAATTGATGGTGTAAAAGGTTTAGTTGAAAAATGGACTAATAAATCTAACAACAAAGCGGATGGAGTTAAATAAAAAAAATTTGACTAGGGAAGCCCAATGTTAGGCTACTTTGCCACGGGTCTACGGGTTTATGAAGTGGAGCGAGGCACGAGCGAAACGGAATCCCGTTGACCGGCAAAGAGCCGTAAACATTGATAGGCGAGGGCCCCTTGTCATAATTTTATTTTTTAACGAGGAATCAAAATGAGTAATTTTAATAATCTTACAGAGACAGAAAAAGCAATTTTACAACAGGTTGCTGCAAATCCTGTTTTTATGAAATTAATTCGAGATCAAAAGGAGGAAATAGAAGAACAAATATTAAATTTTTGGGCGCTTGAAAATGAATCTGATAAAGACTACCGGCGACGTCACGAAGCATTGTATGAAAAACGAAGATATTTAACCGAACAAGTACAATTTTACGAAAAACTACTTTAACAAATAGAGGATAAAATTATGAATGGCGGATTTTTAAGCAAATTTATTGGTGGAAATTCAGTTTCTACAAATAATGAAAATGGTGCTCCTGAAACAAAGAAGTCAACCAATGGTAACAAAGATAACAACGAAAATAACATTGACAATTCTACCAATATATGGGAGAATCCAGTCAAACAAGATGCAAATGCGAATAATAATCAACCGCAACAACAATTTATTCAACAACCTGTTGTAGAACCTGATCCACAAGAAGCTTTACAAAAACATATTGCAAGTTTGAAATTAACTGATGGAATTGATTTTTCACAAATTCAGCAAGATTTACAAACTGGTAGTACAGAATCTTTGACTAAAGCTTTGGAAACAACTGCGGCAAATGCATATAAATCTTCCATGATGCAAATGAGTAAAATCATGGATAATAAACTTGCTGCTGTTAAACAAGAAGCTTTAAATGAATCTAAAGCTACAATGAATGCAGATTTAGCAGTTCGTCAAATGAATACAGATTTGCCTTTTACAGCTGATCCTAACATAGCTCCAGTTGCAAAGGCAGTTTTGAATCAATTCATTAAAGGTGGAAAAGATTTACCTTCAGCAATTAAAGCAACGGCTGAATTTTTTAAATCTACTGCTTCTAAAATTAATTCAAGCGGTACTCCTCCTGGGAATCAAAACAATTCAAATTTTAGTCAGTATAAAAATTCTGATAATAATAACAGCAATGAAAACCCTTCGGAACACGATGAGTGGTTGGACTTGTTAAGCGCGTAGAAGTAAATTTTGGTAAAATTAAATTTAATTTTTTATTAATTAACTAGAAGAGGTATAATATTATGGCTGTAAAAGGCGTTTTTGCATCTGACCAAAATGTTGCAGGAACAGTTAAGGGTAGTTTTGCTTCTGCGATTCTTCAACTTTATCCAACTGGTTCTTCACCACTTTTGGCTCTTTCTTCTGGTATGCAATCAGAAGATGAAAAATCTGTTGTAATCACATGGTTTGAAGAAAATCATTTATCTGGTTATTTGACTGTAACAAATAATGCTGGTACTGGTACTACTTTCACTCTGTCTGATGGTACTCAAGTAGTTGCTGGTACTATTATGTTAGTCCATTCAACTGGTGAATATATTTTTGTTGATTCTATCACTGGTAACTCTGCAACTGTGACTCGCGGATTTGCTGGATCAACTGTTACTTCAATTAACGGTTCTGTAACTCCAGTGCCAATTCAGCGAATCACCACAGCGCACGAAGAAGGTTCTGCAAAACCAACTTCAATTGCAAATCTGGGATATCCACGTTTTAACTACATGCAAATTTTCCGTAATGCATGGGATGCAACTGGAACTGCAAAAGCTGTTGAATATCACACAGGTGATGTTGTTGCGAAAAACAAACGTGATGCTGGTGTTTTTCATGCTGAAGATATTGAACGTGCTTTGTTATGGGGCAAACAAACAATTGGTGTTCTGAATAATAAACCTTTCCGTACTATGGACGGTATTACTAATCAGATTACCACCAATGTTTCTGCAAAAGCTTCAAATACCCCGCACGAAAATATTGACACGTTCCTGCAAACAATTTTTGAACGCAATATTAAAGGCAAACCAAACGAACGGATTGCTTTTTGTGGAAACACAGTTGTTTCTGTAATTAACAACATTGCGCGTATTGATGGAACAATTAATATTCAGCCTGGTCAAACTGAATTCGGCATGAAAGTCATGAAATGGATGACTCCTTATGGAGATATTTCATTGATGACTCACCCGCTGATGAATGAAAATCCAGTTTGGACAAAAGAGCTTTATGTTCTTCACCCCGGTGCCATCAAAATTAAATATCTGCGTCGCACGCATCACGATACCAATGATCGTGACGGAACTCGTGCTGGTGCTGATGCTGATTTTGGTGTTTACACTACTGAAGCTTCAATTGAATATGGTGCAGAACTGACTGGTGGTATTTACACAGGTATTGATACTGCGGCTTAATCCCCCGCAGTTTCACTTTTTTCAAATTTTCTTTTTTATTTAGTAGAGGAAACTTATTATGGCTGTTTCAGAACTTCCAAATGCTTATGCAGCTGTTACCGGAGTTGTTAACGGTACTGCAGCAGCAGAAATTGTAGTGCTAATTGCAGCACTAAAAGCTTTAATTCCTGATCCAACTTCCACAGATACCCCACCTTCTCCAGATTGGGGTGATATCCCTCCACATACAGCTTCAAAACTTCGAGATGAAATTGATGCTTTTGCTGCTGCGATTGCCGCTGCTCCAACAGCGTAATTTAATATAGTTTAATACAATATAAAACTCAAAGGGTGGGATATTTTTCCCACCCTTTAATATAAAAGGAATCTATTATGACTAAATTAAACGAACCAGTTATTTACATAAGTGACAAATACCCTTCATTTATGATTTCTGTTGAAAAAAAGAATTACCGGTTTACAAATCATGAATTACGAATTCAAACGCAAGAAGAAGTTGATGCGTTTGATAAAGTTCTTGCAGAAGTTCCAGTTCTTTCTACGAAATTTCGCAAAGTAGACAAAGCGGCTGCTGAAGAATTTGTTAAAAATCTAATGCAAAGAAATTCTCGGCATTCCGCAGTTAAAGGCCCCGTATCTTCACAAGATATTTTACATGCTCAATCGCCTTTACAAGAACGTGATGCAGATTTAAGTGCTTTACAGCCAGATCAATTAGCAACTTTAACACAAGAAATGGCTGCTGATAATTCATTTATCATGACTGAAAAAGCAAAAAATCCTTTAACATCCACTGTGGATGCACCAGTTCCACAAAAACTTTCACTGGGTTTAAAAGAGAATAAATAATCCATGTCTGAAATTAATACGTTTTCTGCTGCGGTTGACGATATAATTACACGTTCTGGGCGTCCGGATAGAAAAGCTGATATTATTGCTTTTGTTCGGACGTCCATTCGTGAATGTCAAGTTCGCGCTTTTTTCAAACGAGATATGACAGAGGATAGTTTAACTACGGATGCAAAACCATACATCTGGGAAACTCCTCAAGAATTCAGAATTATTCGCACAGTTAAATACCCAATTTTAAGTTTGCGTAATAAAGAAATTTATCCACCAGAAGTTCTTCCTGGAAAATTACAAAGAGACCATGAACATTATTATTATGGTGGTCCTGGTTATTATGCTTTTGCGAGACCATGAACATTATTATTATGGTGGTCCTGGTTATTATGCTTTTGCTGGATTAGATTCAGGTTCTTCTATTGATATTGCTTATTATTCTTTTTTAAGAAAACTTCCCTACTATGCTGTTGCTGACAGACCTGCAACTTTTAGTTTAGAAGACAATGCTTGGGCTTATTTAACTGCATCTACTGATGCTGAAAAATTAATAGCGCGTGAAGCAGTTTCAAATTGGCTTTTATTTGATTATTATGACACTGTTGTTGAAGGTGGATTAGCAAAAGTTTTAAAAGTTGTTGGTGATGAACGTGCAACTGCTACATATGCACTTTATAAATCATATCAAAATGATTTAGTAGCAGCAGAACCTTCTGATTCATTAAATAAATAAAGGGAATTATTTTATTATGAATATATTTAATCCATTTATACCTTTAGACGTGTCTTCTATATCACCAAGAACACCTATGGCAAGAATAAAAGGAAATGCTCCCATTATTGGTAAAGGAAATCCTGCTCAAGGGCCTTTATATTCTGGATTAGAAACTTTTATTTATAAAGCACCAAATGCTATTGCACGTGCAGATGATAATGCAGTTGCACAATTTATTGCTGATGGATGGACTAATGGTAAATCAGAAATTTCCACCTTTGCTGGATATGCTAGTGGGTATACTTATACAGAGGAAGCAGCAAATATTTCTGCAAATCCTTTAATAAGTGTTACTCCATCTGGAAGGAGTCGATGTTTGGCAATGGAACCACTTTGTTATACACTACAAAGTCAAACAGATTTTTATCTTGGTTATGGAAATTCTCAATGGGCTATTCCACCACATGTATTTTATCAAATGTGGATTTATAGAAAACCTGATACAGGTGATACAAGAGTATATGCAAGTGAAGATGCAGCTCTTAATAGAGCAGCAAATTATGTTTCAGCTAATACGATAACAATAACTCAAACCGGCGATAAGGCATTTGTATTTGATCCTAATGCTCGTGGTGGCTCAATTCCGATAACTTTAATTCAAAATGGTGTACCTGTATATACAACAATTTCTGTTTATGCTTATGATGGGCCATCAGATACAATAACATTGACATTATCAGATGCTGTTGCTGATGCAACTCTTACACATTTAAGAGTAAGCCACTGTTATTGGTCTGCTACTTATGTTGATAGTACAACTTTAGACCTTATTGTTCCTGATGATGGTCAATTTGCTGTAGGTAATGCAGTAAAAATTTATTATTCTAATAATACTACACAAACATCCACTGTATCTTCTAGACCAGGTTCCGCTCGAGTTGTAATAGCCGATGCAATACTTGATGCAACTATTACACATGTTGAATATCAAACTTGGCGCTCTGGATATAATGGAAGTAAATTTCTGTATCACAGCCATAATGGTGTATATGGTACAAACTGTGGAAATGGTGGAGCTGCCTATATTATAGATTTAGACAATTTTGTTTCTACTGGTGGTGATACTCCTCCAAATCCAAATAGCCCTGTTACACCAAGTGTTGCTGGTACTCTT